ACCTGGTCGCATATGACCTGGCTGGCGTTCAACCAATGAGTGGTCCTACTGGACTCATCTTTGCGATGCGTTCACGTTACACCAACCAGTCCGGAACTGAAACCTTCTATGATGAAGTAGATTCAGCATTCTCCGGTCAAAATGCAGGATTTGGTAACACTGCATTTACTGATGTTGGTGCTGGTATGGGTACTACTTCACAAAGTGGAACCAACCCATCAGTTCTAAACCCAGTTTCTGCTGGTACTTCAACATCTTATGATGTTGGTCAGGGTATGTATACCCAAGAGGCAGAAAACCTTGACGGTAATTCAGGAAATGCCTTCAACCAGATGGCATTCTCCATCGAGAAGGTCACTGTTACTGCTAAGAGCCGTGCTCTGAAAGCAGAATACAGCCTTGAGCTTGCTCAGGACCTGAAGGCAATCCACGGTCTGAATGCAGAAGCTGAGTTGGCAAACATTCTGTCAACTGAAATTCTTGCTGAAATCAACCGTGAAGTCATCAGAACCATCTACAAGGTTGCTGAACAGGGTGCTGCTCAAAACGTAGCAACTGCTGGTGTATTCGACCTTGACGTTGACTCCAACGGTCGTTGGTCTGTTGAGAAGTTCAAGGGTCTTCTGTTCCAAATCGAGCGTGATGCAAACGCAATTGCACAAAGAACTCGTAGAGGAAAGGGCAACATCATCATGTGCTCTGCTGACGTTGCTTCAGCACTGACCATGGCTGGTGTTCTCGACTACACTCCTGCACTTAATGCAAACCTTTCAGTTGATGATACTGGCAACACTTTTGCTGGTACTCTGATGGGTAAATTCCGTGTCTATATTGATCCATATGCTGCTAACCTGACTTCAGGTAATGCTACTAGTGGCAATCAGTACTACGTTGTTGGTTACAAGGGTTCCAGCCCATATGATGCTGGTCTCTTCTATTGCCCATATGTTCCTCTCCAAATGGTACGTGCCGTTGGTGAGAACAGCTTCCAGCCCAAGATCGGCTTCAAGACTCGTTATGGTCTTGTTGCTAACCCATTTGCTGAAGGCAAAACTCAAGGTCTAGGTGCTCTTACTGTTAATAGCAACCGTTATTACAGAAGAGTTGCTGTAAAAAATCTTATGTGAGTCATTTCACATAAATTACTCAGAGACCCGAAAGGGTCTCTTTTTTTATCTAAATACTTAAAAAAGTAATGACTAAAGGACAGATTGAGAATAGAAATTATCTATCTCCAACAGGGTTTAAATTCTCTTTAGTAAGAGAACCCAAAGTTGCCTTTTTTTGCAATCAAGCAAATATACCAGATCTAAATCTTGGGATTGCTATTCAACCTTCATATACAAAAATGCTTCCAACACCAGGAGACATTATTGAGTTTGGAGACTTGAATTTACGTTTTCTAGTTGATGAAAATCTTGAGAATTATATGGCAATTCAAAATTGGATTCGTGGTCTTGGATTTCCCGAAAGATTAGAGCAATTTGGTGAATTAGAAAGACAAGGAATGGTGAGGGGTAATTATGTAAAAGATAGGCAAAATATTTACTCAGATGGTACTTTGCAAGTTCTTACCAGCAGTCAAATTCCGAATTTTAAAATAATCTTTAAAGATCTATTTCCATATACTTTATCAACACTAACTTTTGATGCAACTGATACTGACATTCAATACTTTACTGCAGAGGTAAGTTTCAAGTATACTATCTATGATATAGTAGATTTGAGTGGAAACCCATTATATGGATATTAGTCTTGACAAAATTCAGGAGATGTGGGAAAAAGATTCCAATATAGATATTGATAATCTTCACACAGAGTCTTTGAATATTCCCATCCTTCATGCGAAATATTTTGATTTATATAATACAATATTTTTGCTAAGAAAAAAAGCAGAACAGCAGAAAAGAAATATCCGTCACGAAAGATATGAATACTATTCTGGAAAGTCTGATCCAGAAGTTTATATTGATAATCCGTTCCCTAAAAAGATTCGTGATAAAGATACCATGCAAAAATATCTTGATGCGGATGAAAAACTTTCTACGGTGTGTTTAAAAATTGATTATTATGATACAATGCTTGTTTATATTGAAAGCATTCTCAAAATGATCCAAAATCGCACGTATCAAATTAAAAATTCTATTGAATTTATGCGATTTAACTCAGGATTAGGGTAAATAAATACTCATAGCATGATGAATGTTATGAGTGACGTAATTATTGAAAAGAAAAATGAAGTTTTCTTAAAACTTCATTGCGAATCACATATCCTTTATGAACTTCAACCATATTTTACATTTGAGGTTGAGTCTGCAAAATTTATGTCCCAGTATAGAAGCAGACACTGGGACGGAAAGATCAGACTCCTAAGCACCCATACTGGAGAGATTTACGTCGGACTACTTGATAAAGTAATCGACAAACTTTCTCTGCATAATTATACTTACGAATTTAGAGAAAATAAATTCTACGGGCAACCATATGAGATCAATGAAACCATTTCATATGAAGGTGTCAAGGATTATATGAGCTCCATATGTTCTCATTCTCCCAGACAATACCAAATTGAGGGAGTATATGATGCTCTAAGACACAACCGAAAACTGCTGATATCACCAACTGCCTCAGGCAAATCTCTGATGATTTATTCAATCGTGAGATATTATGTAGATAAAGGGCAAAAAATTCTTTTAGTTGTTCCAACGACATCTCTTGTAGAGCAGATGTATAAGGATTTTCAGGATTATGGTTGGGATGCTGATTCATACTGTCACAGAATTTATTCCGGTAGGGAAAAAACAAACGAACACCCAGTCACAATTACAACTTGGCAATCTGTTTACAAATTAGAACGTTCATTTTTTGAAGATTATGGTGTAATTATAGGTGATGAGGCTCATCTATTCAAGAGCAAGTCACTTGTAGAAATCATGACGAAACTTCATCATGCAAAGTATCGTTTTGGATTTACAGGAACTCTGGATGGAACTCAGACACATAAGTGGGTTTTGGAAGGATTATTTGGCCCATCTTATAAAGTTACGAAGACTGATGAACTGATGCGTCAAGGGCATCTTTCTCAGTTGGATATTCAGTGTATAGTTCTAAAGCATCCTCCTCAGAAATTTGAAAAGTATGAAGATGAGATTCAATATCTGATTTCACATGAACAAAGAAATAAGTTTATTACAAATCTTTCTTTAGATTTAAAGGGAAATACTCTTGTGCTATTTTCTAGAGTAGAAGCACACGGAGCAATACTCTACGAAAAGATAAATAATATTAAGCGAAATGACCGTAAAGTATTTTTCATTCATGGTGGAGTTGATACTGAAGAAAGAGAATTAGTTAGAGAAATCACTGAAAGGGAAAATGATGCAATCATCGTTGCTTCTTACGGCACTTTTTCTACTGGTATTAACATTAGAAATCTACATAACGTTATCTTTGCTTCCCCTAGTAAATCAAGAATCCGAAACCTCCAATCAATCGGAAGAGTCTTGAGAAAAGGAAAAAATAAAACAAAAGCAGTTCTTTATGATATTGCTGATGATTGTACTTATAACTCAAGAAAAAATTACACACTCAATCATCTTATAGAAAGAATTAAAATCTATAATGAAGAAAACTTTAACTATGAAATAATCACTATACAACTTAAGAAAAATGGGAATTGAAGAAGATTTTTATGCAACACTTAAATTAAAGACAGGTGAAGAAATCTTTGCTAAAGTTGCAGCCTCTGAAGAGGAAGACAGGACAATATTAATTATTTCAAATCCAATCACTATAGGAGAAATTAAAGGAAGAGGTGGAATAGTAGGATATAAAATAGAACCATGGCTAAAAACAACCACAGAAGATATGTTCATTATTAATATAGATGATGTTTTAACCATGTCAGAATCTTCGGATATAGAAATGATAATGATGTATCAAAATTATATTCGACAATCATCCAAAGATAGAAACAACCATTCTCAGATTAATCGTAGAATGGGATATATTGCAAATGTGAATGATGCTAAAGAAATCCTAGAGAAACTCTATAAGAATAGTTAATACTAATC